CTTTAGCTTTTGCTTGCTCTAGTTTTTTGATGTCTTTTTGAAGTTCTTTAACTTTTTTCTTGTCAGTTAAAGCTTTCATATCTTCATCTTCGTCAAGTTTACTAAGTTGAGATTTACGTTTATCAATTAAGACATCAATTTTATCTAGTTTGGATTGTAAAACTTCGCGTTCTGCTTCTTTATTAATTGCAGTAAGATCTTTTTCTACACTTTCCATTAAAGATTCCGTTTCACCTTCTTCCATTACATTCAAATTAGGAATCAAGAAATCACTTTCAGACCAATATTGTTTAGTACCATCTTTATTGAATTTATCTGCTTTAGCTTTTTCTACTTCAGCGTTTAATGGAAGATATGTTTGGAATTCTTTTGGTAATTTTGTTAAAGAACCATAATTATCGGGTTTATTCAAAATTTGTTTAACCATTGGAGGAATATCCATGATTAATTTTTTGATTGCTGGTTGATCGCCATATCCTTTAACTAAGTTATTATATAAAATTTGGGAAATATATAATGTTTTACTTGATGGGTTATACACTATATGGTCTCCAAATCTTTTTCTAATATTTTGTGGAAATGGAAGTTGGTTTGGGATAAAACGTCTTCCTCCTTCTCCACTTCCACCAGCAGAAGGATTAACATTAAACATTTGATATGCTTCTTCCAATTCAGCATCAATCATTTCTTGAATTGCTTTACGTAAAGTAATTTCTTCAAGTGATTCGCCTGCTTTTTTTCTACGTTCAAGTTCTTCTTCGCGTTTTTTCTTTAATTTAGCTTTAATATCTTCTGGGGAGAATTTGTTTTCTTTACCTGTTGTTAATTGCTTTTTAAGTTCATCATATGTTTTTTCATATGCGCCTGCTTTATTTTCGCTTAAATTACCATAACCAGACGAAGCATATTTTCCTTTTGGTTCTTTTGGAGTACCTAAACCAGGATGTTCAGTTACATATCCTAAATCTTTAACACCAAATTGACCATCTTTTGTATAGTGAATTGGATCTTTTGCTAAATTTTTCAATACAATATCTTTCAATTGTTGCATTGTTTTATCAGCATTTTTAGGATCTTTCATTTCAGCATAATAACCCATCATAATTTGATCGAATATCAAGTTATCTGGGTTTTTGTCATCTGAGTAATCAAAGTTTTTTTCAAGATCTTTCTCTACAGGTTTGGAAACTTTTTTCTCTTCTGCTTTTACTTTTTCGTCTTCGTTTTCTTTTGCTTTTCTAGCTTCAGCTAAAAATGCTTCAAATGCAGTTTCGTATGATTCTTTTTTTCTTGGCTCATATCCAGCAACAGCACTTAACCCAATTACATTTTCCGAAATTATATTTTTGGTTTTAAGAGATGCAGCGGCTTCATCAAATGTAGCATGATTTGGTACAATATGAGGAAAGTCACGTTTAGCATCTGCAAGGAAAACACCTTTATGTCCTTTACCTTCTTTAATTAATAGATACTGATCTTGTAATGTTTTTTTCATTGTTTTTGTTTTAATAAGTCTACTGCTTTTTGAATATATGCTAAAACCATTGAAGACGGTTTATAGATATCATATGATCCCGGGTTAGCAGCATAATATTCTATAGTTTCGTTTTTTGCGTTTGATATGAGTGGGGATAATTGTTTAATTAAATTTTCAATTTGTTCAAATTCTTTAATTCTATCATCTTGAAATTTATCTGCTCCTGTTTTTTCCTTTTCTTCTTCCCACAATTTTTTAATATCGTAAGATTTTGGTTTAATATCGGGGACAGGCTTAAATCCTAACTTATAGTAATAAATATTTTTAGTTCCTTTAGCGTTTGTTTTAGAAGCAAAAGCAGCAGGTGTAGCGTAACCTTCCCCCTGTCCAGCACTAAAAGAAGCACCACCAACATTGGTAGCACTCATTTCTTTGAGTTTTTTACGGATTATTTCTTTTAACTTATCCATTTACAGTTTCTAATTCATTAATTAAATCACAATACTGCAACAAATCAACTAAATCATTGTCTGTTATTTTAGCATTTTTTGCTGGGGGGTTAATTACAGATATAATTTCGTTAATTTTAATTTGTGTAACTGGGTTTTTTGTTTTCTTGTTTATATTTTTTAACTCAGTTCTAATTTCGTTTATTTTATTTGTGTAAAATTCTTTTAAACGGGGTGTATTATCTACTGAATTAATATATTCTTTTAGGATTAATTTTTGGTTGATGCTTAGATCATTATATTTGTTATTAAATTTCTCCATTAGTATTTTATATGCAAGAAATTTAACGTCTTTATCTGATTTTTCTACTTCCTCTAGTACTTCATCTCTTACAACATTCCCTTTAATTTGAGCTGCTGTTAAGTGTTCCAAAATAGTTACTTTATTTAGAATAGTTTGTTCAGGATTTGTTAGAGTTGTTGAATGTGTAATTTCTAACAGTGTGTAAAAAGCAGCATATGCTTTATAATTAGGCAATTTATGGTTAAAAAACGTATTTAAATCGTAACTTTTTTGTATTTCATTAATTAGATTATATTTTTGTCTTTTAAGTACCCCTCTATTTAATGTTTTAGAAGAATCAATTAAAGTAGAAACTACAATATTAGCTTTTGCTTCAGTTAAAGTAGTTTTCTTTAACAATGTTTCATATAACTTGTACTCACGACCTAATTCCGTTTTAACGAAATACTTTTTAAGTATATCTTTTGCCGGGGAATCCTTACCATCCAGTGTGTCTGTGGTAATTTGTCGAACTAAAAGTTCAAAAAGTATACCCGTATTTTTATACTTTGAATGTTTTACTTGCATTCTAATATTTGTTTATTTATAAATATATGAAAATTTTTTACTCTCGTATTTGTGATTCATCTAATAATGAATTTCCTCTAATATCATTTTCGAAAATCATTTGTTTTTTCTGATTTTTGATAGCATTAAATGTGTATGCATTTTTGTTTCGTTGGCTTTTAGTTTCAAGGGCTAAGGGAGAACCACCTTTGTACTGTGGATTAATTGAATTTGATTCATCATTGTCTTTAGTTACACCTGATCTTCCAATTCTGTCTTTTCCAAAGGCATTATCTTGTGTGTTTTTATCTGTTGCATTTTCTTTTGGCCTTCCAAGTGGTTCTTTTTCGTCATACCCTACAGGTACCTCTCCAACGTCATATCTTTGTCTTCCATATAAAGAAGCTAAATCATGTGGTGTACCGTATGATTTACCTGTTTCAAGTGGATCGTTTCCTTCATTTTCAACTTGAGTTAAACGGAATTTACGTTTAGCATCTTGTAGAATCAAGTCTCTATACTCGTCGTATTGATCTTCACTTAAATGGAATAATTTTTCATATATAAAGTCAGTAGGGAATATTTTAGCTTCAACCATACTATTAGCTAAATCTACTTTTTCTTTCATTAATGCTATTCTTTCCTGATCATATATGATTGAAGGGGTAGTTAATGAAAGTTCAAAATTTGTTAAATTTTCGTCATTATAACCTTGAGCATATAAATGAACTAATGCTATTTTAGTTAATTCTGAAATGATAATACGTTGGATACGTTCAATGGTACGAGCAAATCTGATATCTTCTGCAGCTAATGTAGCCTTACCAGTTAAATCTTTTTCATATCCCATAAATGCTTTTGGAACTTTAAGGGCAGCAAATAATTTATCTCTTAAATATTCAACATCCTGTATACCATCGTACTGTAAACCACCTAAATTGTCAATTTTGGTTGCTTGATCGTTACCTCTAACAGGAATGTAAAAATCTTCAAGTAAGTTTTGCATGTTGTACTTCAAGTTATAATCACCTGTTTGTTGATCAATATATGGAGTACGTTTCATTTTAGAAATTGTTTTCTGCATGAAATTTTCTACTTCAGCAGGTGCAATATTTCCAACATTAATATAAAATATACGTTTTTCTGGGGCACGAACAATTCTATGAATTAACATTGCATCCTCCATCATTGTATATTGCTTAAATAACTTACGAGCAGGCTCTAAATACGATCTACCATAAGGTAAAAAGTTAGTATCTGTTAATAAACGAAAATGAGCCATTTCGTAATTATCAAAATAAATATCTTTACCTTGACCTCCTGAATTTGGTACATTGTAGTAACCATAGTCTGAAGGAGATGAAATACCATCAGGATCAAATCTAAATCTTACAGACATTGGGTGGTCTCTATCGTATCCGTCTTGTCTTTCAATATGGAATGCGTTATATGGTATAACATTATATACACCAAATTTTTCAGCAATTTCTAATTTCAAAAAGAAATCACCATACTTACACATGTTACGAACCCAAGGCCATAAATTAAATTCTACATTCAATACATCGTAAAATAAATTATATAGAATTTTTTGAATATCTTCATCAGATGATTTAATTTGCAATACCTCACCCATGTCATTACGTAAAGTACTTTCATCAGCTATAATATCTAAAGCAGAAGCAATAATAGCATCTGTATCCATTGAATCGTATTCTGAATAAAGTGTAGGGCGTAGTGTTTGGTAGTTAAAGCTACTTTGATATCCATAAATAGATGAATGTGAATTTGTCCAAACTCGATTAAATCTATCTACAAGAGCATTTGTTTCATATTCACCTGATATTTGGATTTTATTTATATCAACTACTTTAAGTTGATTTCCACCATCATTACGGATAATTACATCTGTTGAAAATAGTCGTTTTAATCTTGAAAATAATCTAGTATCTGCCATATTGAATTTATATTAACCAAGAAATATCTTCTTGACCATCTGAGTAAGGGTTATCTATTTTAAATGGGTTATTGTTATGTTTATTTGGTTGTTGGTTTGAATAACCTCCTGAGTATCCGTAATGGTTACTACTTATGCTGTTAAGCATACTTTTGGTCATTTCCATACCACTTTGTCTTAGCTTAAATGCTGTTTCTCTTAAAAATGCTGCTATAGAAAATCCCATAATTAAATCATCATTGTATCCAGGTTGTGCTTCTGGTCTGCCATTTCTCCATATAAATACTTTCATTTCCTCCATTAGTCTAGCAGATTGAATAACTGCTCCTCTATCTCTAACAGCTTCTTGAAACTTACCAATTGATATAGGTCTAGTAGCAGAAGACATTGTAAAACCAGGTGTCATCTTACTATGGTCCATATATGGGTCAAAATAACTATCTACTGTTAAAGCATTTCCTTTAGGTGAATAATACAAATTATGGTATCCTCTATCAAGGATAGTTTGAATAGTTGACCAAGCTATACTAGAATTTTCTGGGGCAAGTAAAGCATTATTATATTCTGTTGCTATTGCTACAAGCAAATAACCAAAATCTTTTGTACCAATTTGTCCTTTATATTCACCTACTTGTTTATATGTTTCAATATCAATGATATGAAACGTAGAATAATCGGCTCCATCACCTCTAGCAACATCCGCTGTAATTAAATAGTTACGTGAGTAATCCGCAGGTTCCCAAATCCATAAGTTTTGGTCAACTCCACGTTTTTCAAGTGGTTCTCTCACATATGTTTTTTCGTAAAATTCAATTTCATCTGCTAAAAATACAGTATCACCTGAAGTACTAAAATCACAATCACATTCTTGTGCTGCCATTTTAACACCTAAATCAGCATCTTGTTGATCTCTCCAAGCTTGATCTCGTTCAGGATGTACACTCCAAGG